CCGTTGAGCTCAGCGATACAGTCAATGAGCCTGTCCACTACAATCAAGGCGCTTTGGAGTGCATAGACTACATAGAACAGCAGCTCACAGCCGAGCAATTCAGGGGTTATCTAACTGGGAACTCCATCAAGTATTTACACCGTTACCAGTATAAGAACGGCGTCGAAGACCTGAAGAAGCAGGTGTGGTATACTGAGAGGCTCATAAGGATGGTGTCGTGAGAATCCTTAAACATGCCTGGGTTGTTGACTGGGACCGAGTAGACTGTGTAGAACACCTTAAAGATATCCTAATGGATACTGCTATGGCGTGGTCCGAATGCCCTGTACACTCCGGCTATCTATGTGAAGAGACGCCCCTGGAATCGGCCTATTTTGACGACGGTGTTGGGGAGCTACACTGAATGGAAGAATACCAGAAGTACATCGCAGCGTCACGTTATGCTCGCTGGGATGATCAACAGGAGCGCAGAGAGACCTGGACTGAGACGGTAGACCGCTACATAGGGTTCTTCGTTAAGCGCAAGCAACTCAGCGCTCCAATGGCTAAGGAGCTCGGGAACGCTATAACTAACCTGGAGGTTATGCCGTCCATGCGCTGCCTCATGACCGCCGGCGAGGCGCTTGAGAGGGACAATGTAGCAGGGTTTAACTGTAGCTACCTGCCTATCGACAACGTGAGAGCATTCGATGAACTCATGTATATCCTCATGTGCGGTACTGGTGTAGGGTTTAGCGTGGAGCGTCAGTACGTAGGGGCGCTGCCTGAGGTAGCTGAAGAGTTCTACGCCACTGACACCGTAATTAACGTAGCAGACAGTAAGATTGGTTGGGCAAAGTCAATGCGGGAACTGGTAAGCCTGTTGTATGTTGGGCAGGTTCCTGGTTGGGACGTGTCTAAGGTGCGACCAGCCGGTGCCAGGCTAAAGGTGTTCGGTGGACGTGCTAGCGGTTCTGCGCCCTTGACTGGGTTGTTCACGTACACTACAGAGCTATTCAAGAAGGCTGCAGGGCGTAAGCTCACAAGCCTGGAATGCCACGACCTGTGCTGTAAGATCGCTGAGGTTATCGTCGTAGGCGGCGTGAGGCGCTCCGCATTGATCAGTCTGTCTAATCCCTCGGATGCGCGTCTACGTGGTGCTAAGATGGGTCAGTGGTGGATGACTGAGGGCCAGCGGTCGCTGTCTAATAACTCCGCCTGTTACACTGAGCGCCCAGAATTCGACTTCTTCTTAGATGAGATGCGGGCACTGTACGAGAGCAAAGCAGGAGAGCGGGGACTGTTTAGCCGTAAGGCAGCACAGAACATCGCAGCCCTTAATGGTCGTCGAGACCCTGAGCACTCATTTGGGACTAACCCGTGCTCTGAGATAATACTCAGGCCTAATCAGTTCTGTAACCTGTCTGAGGTTGTTATCAGGGCAGACGACACAGCCGATGACCTACGTCGTAAGGTACGCCTGGCAGCTATCCTGGGAACGCTCCAGGCTACACTGACAGACTTTAGATACCTGCGTAAGGTGTGGCAGACAAACACGAATGAAGAGTCACTGTTGGGTGTATCCCTCACGGGCATAACAGACAACACGTTGACTTCAGGAGTGTCGAAGGAGACAGCACACCTGTTAGCGTCATTGAAGCAGGTGGCTATCGACGTTAACAAGGTATGGGCGTCGAAGCTGGGTATCCCTCAGTCAGCCGCTATAACATGCGTTAAGCCGTCAGGAACCGTATCTCAGCTAGTGAACTCTGCTAGTGGCATACACCCACGGTTTAGTGAGTACTACATACGCACCGTCAGGGCAGACAAGAAGGACCCTATGGCTCAGTATATGGAGCAGGAAGGTTTCCCTTGTGAAACAGACGTGACTAAAGAAAGCAACTTGGTGTTCGCTTTCCCAGTGAAGTCTCCTACGGGCTGTGTAACTGTAGACGATGTATCAGCACTCCAGCAGCTCAGGCTGTGGAAGCAGTATCAAGACGCCTGGTGCGAGCATAAGCCAAGCGTAACGATATACTACACAGACAGTGAGTTCCTGGACGTGTGCTCCTGGGTGTGGCAGAACTTCGACAGCATGAGCGGTATATCATTGCTGCCTAAGAGCGACCATACCTATCAACAGGCGCCTTATCAGAAGATCAATAAGAAACAGTTTGATAAACTAGCGGCTGAGATACCCAAGTTTAGTTGGGAAGGCTTGGCTAAATTTGAATCAATAGACATGACAACGGGCTCACAAGAGCTTGCATGTACAGGAAATCAGTGTGAGTTATGATGAAGACCGTGTTTATATTATCGTTACCAATCCTCGCGGCGGTTTTAATACTTAACAAACCGGAGCCTGGTGTAGCAAGCCAGGGAGCGGAGGTATCGAAAGTAGACAACCTGCTAGCCGCGCCGCGTGAACTCATAGACCCTGAGCTGCGCTGTGAACAGAAGAAGGGAGAGGATAGGCCGTATCCTAACAACCCCGCTGTCCAGGTGGAGTGTGATACTGTTGTCGCCGGAAGGTTCTACTGGGCACGGCAGCTAGAGAGTGGCGAGTGGCGGGCTATGTACATGAACGCTTATCCTTTGAAAAAGACAGGCTTCTTGTTTCAAGCAGACCCAGGGCTACTCAGAGTAACATTCATTGGGTTTGGAGTGGCTAAGGATGCTTCCGTAGAGTTTAGGATAGTAACGGACTACAGACCCTGTGTTGAATCCATAGGGTGTTTGCGTGTCTTGTGGAGGCTATTATTATGAAGACAGTAACACTTTTTGTTCTGATAATTAGCAGTATATGCGTCTCTGCTGCGTCTCCCCAGTGGGACTACTCGCATGTTGACCGCTTGAGCAACCAGGCATGGGCGCTCATTGAGGGAAGGCAACCCACTGCCGGATATGCGCTGTACGAGGAAATACTTTATCTAATCAGAATCGAAAAAGGTCTCTATTCAACTGACCAGGTTCCTTATCTATTGGAATATATGGAATGGCGCAGGGCTGTTGGGGATTGGGGCAAGGTTTTAGATACTGGTAATAGAATCTTGTGGCTCCTGGGAAGGAATGAGAACCAACTAGACAACTACCGCCGCCTGGTGATGATGCACATCCACGTCCCTGATGACATAAGCTGTTTGGAAAGGCATACTGACACCGGCAGTTTTATAAAAAGCGCTTCCAGGTGCGAGGCGCTTAGATATTTTATAGCTGACTCATTTATCTCGGCTACGGAAATACAGCAGAAGGTTCTGTTGCTGACGGGCCTTCCAGCGGATAGAGAGGCGTTAAAAACCCTGGCACAAACCACAGCGAAGCTGGTGTATTGGGTTGACGGGCCTCCGATACTCCTGGAAATTCGGGGCAATGAGTTTTCTCGCACCGACAACCCCGAAATAAGGCGCCGCTATCGTCCTGAAACCTGGAGCAGGGTAGCGAATGAGGCAGGGGGAGAATAGATGAAAAATCAAACACGACAGAAGAGGCTGGTTCTGCGGGCAGAGATGGCTACGGAGCAGGGGTCGGCGCTTTGCGACCGAGAGCTGCGACAGGCCGTTAGGAAACTAGAGAAGCGGAAGGAGCGTGAGTGCAGTAAGGAGAAAAGGGGCCAGAAGGTGTGTAGGGTGATTCTAGTAGGGGCGGTACTACTGACGCTGCTGGGATTAACGGTTTAGACGACTAGGGGAAGTAGATGAGTAAAGGAAGCAGACGACGTAAGAGGAAGGTTAGTCAAGAGCAGTGGGATAAAAACTACAAAGCCTTCCTAGAATCAATATATGTACCTAGAAAGACTAAGGACAAGGACAAGGACAAGGAACGCCAGGATGCTATATAACTGTGTAGTTACCGCAGCTCTTGTTGTATGCTGGCTATGTCTGCTGCAGACAGGTGTGCTAGTACTTTAGCAATACCAGAAGCTATTAACTCAGGGGCCATGTTTGGTTTCTTCGCTACTTGACTATTGAGTAGTAGGAGAGAATTTACGGCCCTTTTGTTTGTGGCGATTCTCGCTAGTATGGAAGGCATAGCAAGTATCGCAACGGCTGGGCCTACAGAACCCATAGCGGCTAGTCCCACAGCGCCTCCTGCCTGTCCTCCGCCTAATACGCTTATCGTACCCACTGCACCGATCTCTTTAGACCTCAAAGCTAGGCTAAGTAATCCACGGGAATTAGATGCAGTACCGTCTGAGATAGCATTTAGAAGCCGCTTATACTGACCAAAGTCTTTTCCAAGAATTGCCCTAGCTTTGTCTAGGTTCACCGTCGATGACTCGCTTATCGCCTTAGACCTGAAGCTTCTGAAAGTCATGCCTTCCTCAGTAGCGTCCTGGAATATATGTTTCAAGTAAGACTGCTTGATAACAGCCTTAGCTCTGGCAGCGTCCGCAACACCAGTGACTATGAAGTCAGGATGGCTTGTTGCCTTGCCGGCGTTAGCCTTAGCCACGTCATCGAATGATGTATCAATTGATTTCATCATTGATTTAATCTTACTCAGGTTAGTCTGTTTAATTAAGAGGTTGCCCAGAGCATCATAGTCGCCGTCTCCAGCACGTCTGATAACACTCCTGCCAATCTTAGGCAGTAAGTCTCCCATTGACTCTCCGTATGTTTCCTTCAGAACTTGATAAGCTGCGCCGGCCCCTTTAGAGCGTGTCTTGATAGTTTGCTGGATAGCTTCACGAAGCTCAGTTCTGAATTGACTAAGCTGCGCGAGCGCCTGGGGATCATGGAACGCTGACCCTGGCATAACCTTATCAATCTGCCTTCCTATCTGCTGGTCCAAGTCGATCACGTCTGACATTTTACCGGCCCTAACTGAGAAAACACCGGTTCTCATGTCGTCTATGATTTTAGTCACGCTAGTAGCTAGGCCGGTATTCCCGCTTAGAGGGTTGTCATACTTCTTACCGAAGTTAGTGGTCAGTGTACGTAGCCTTGACAGATTAAGTGTCTTATCTCCGAACTGCTTAATGATCTGACCCAGGCCATCCCCATACAACTGGCTAGCGGCCCTACGTCCCTGCTCTACAATGCCATACACCATCTGTCCAACACCTTCGGCGTTAGTGGTGAGCTGTGCGTCTATGCCATCAACTAAAGAGTCTACTTCACGGCGAAGAACTCTATCATTACGCGCAACTCGCTTAGCAGCGTAGCCGCCTGAGAACAAACCAATCTCGCCGATTTCGTCCATTGTGGCCCTAATCATAGTGGCCTGTCCTGTCTGCACAGCCGATAAGCTACCGCCACCTTCCTCAAAAAGCAGTTGTGTCATTGCTTTGCTCTGTGCTGACCCCCGCGCTACGTTAGTAGGCAGGTCTGTTAATACAGGTACAGTTCCCTTTTTGCCAGCCCCAGCTATCTTCATCAGCATGTCAGCAGGGTTTACACCCAGGCGTTGAACTATGGGCCTTATTAGTCTACCCGCTCCTAATGTAGCCACGTCGAAGCCTAAACTGATACCGGCTTGCGTAGTAGCCTCGGCGAAGTCTAGTCGTTTTTCTTCATAGACATCAGAGCCTAAGGAACCGCCAAAAGCGCCTATAGCTGCTCCTGCAATTCCTCCAAGGACAGTTCCTACGACAGGGACAGCAGAGCCTGCAACCGCTCCTGCTATTCCACCAGCGATGGCTCCAGGGATTTCCAGGTTCCTTCCGGTTGCTGCAACTGACCTCTCAAAGAAGTTCTGTTCATTGGTAAGTAAACGAAGACCAGAATCTGACAAGCTCTCGTAGTTTTCGTCGATCATTGCTTGTATGTCTTCATCGCTCAGCTTCTTTAGAAGTCTCTCGGTGAGTGCTGCCATTAGAATCCGCCTCTAGAACCACGAGTGTTCGCTCTCCGTGGTTGATTACTGTTCGCTGCGTCTCTCTGTGCTTTTATCAGTCTCAACTTACCAATAACCGAGTCGTCTATGTCATCCGCTTCACCTTCTTCGATGAAGTTTATGTTGTGCTCTTCTTCGAGCTTAGAGATGAAGTCAACGGCTGAGCTGATCTCTTTCCAATGCCTCTGAAAACCGGCGAGGTTGCCGTGGTTATCCATTGCATAGTCTGCCTTAGCAGATTCCAGTGCCGCGTTTATGAATGACGCTTTAGCCAAACCGCGCATGTAGCGTTGAATCATCTCAGGGCTATAGCTAGCGTCTGGGAAGCCGGACTGCACCATCTCTATGTCTTTATCTGACGCAACGCCAGGCGGTAGACCTTGAACAACTAAGTTATTAACGAAGCCTGTAAACTGAGTCCTCATTAAGGACACTTCGTTTTGATTTCCCAGAAAGGCGTGGAAACCTTCTATAACGTCTCCTCTAAAACCGGCTAATGGGTTTAGGCGTTCAAACTTAGCCGCCATTTGTATAGCCACCATACCTTCCTGCTGGGATTGAATAGAGGACTCAACCGCTTCGTTAATGAGCGTCTTATCCTGATTAGTCAGGTTAGTTGCCATATGATTAATGCGCAACTGTTCTAGCCTGTTCTGTTCTTCTTGGATAGTGCGAAACCTGTTAGAGTCTTCTTGATCGAAATCGAACGTAGCTTCAGCTAGGGTCTGTGCTTCTGCGTTAATTTTCTGTTGCGCGGCCTGGGTTGCTGCACGGCTTGTAGCCGCTGCTGCTTCCTCCAACACAGCAGGAGTACGCCGAACCGTCTCTGCGGCCTGGGACGTGTTAGCAGCCGCGTTAGCTGTCTGTGCTGCTGTCTGTGCGGTACGTACTCGGTTGTCTTCAATGTTCTGTATAGCTGAGTTACGAAGCTGCGCTGCTTCAGCACCTGCACCGATTTCATCTAACTTCCTGGCTACGTCCATAATGCTAGCTGGGTCAGTCATGTCCAGACCCTTCAGGATTTCAGGAATCTTCTCTTTTACGTTCTTAGTATCCACGCCGAACAGCCCGCCCATTGATTGGCGAAGAGCTCTACTGCGCTGTGGAGACAACAAAGCCGCCATGCCGCTGCCCTGGCCCATTGCTTCGACCCTGGCTAGGCCGTCTAGCCTGTCCTGTTCTCCAGGAACGCCGACCATGTCGGAGAACATCTTATTTATATCTAATGGCATTTGTCTATTCCTTATAGTTTCGCATAATCGACTTTAAGATAACCAGCCTCTGTAAACACTGCATCTGGCCTGGTTTCTTGTACTTCTTGCGCTATAACGCCGATTGTTTGGTACTTATCAGCACCTAACTCAACACCTTTCTCATTCCAGTCCCAAGAATAGATGTTAAATCCGCCTGCTGTTCCGACCTTGGTGATGTTTTCCTTCAACCTAATATCACTAAAGAACTTATTATAGAGACCTTCCAGGAATCCTGTGGAGGCTCCGCCCGCAGACCCTGCTGGAGTTCCGCCTAGTGTGTCTATCATTGCTTGTATCTGTGTCTGCCTGAGGTTGTTGGCCTGAGCACTGGCGCCCAGCTTAGCCTCAATAGCTGTCTGTCCAATTGCCCTAGCGTCTGTGGCGCCTTGACGGTCGCCCACGCCTACTAGGTCAGCTATATTGATGCCTAGCTTAGCTAGCTCATTCAACTGCTCTTGTGGCAACATTGCTGTCTTAGCTAGGTCGCTAACGAAGCCTATGTTCTGAGCCTGGTCGCCCTTAGCTATTCCCATAGCCGATACCGCACTGCCTGCGCGTTGCTCTTCAATAGCTTTCTGCATAGCTAACTGCTCTGGGGTTCCTCCATAAGCCGATGTGGACACCCCAGTACGGCCCTGGTTGAATAGACGCTGTTCCAGGGCTAAACGGTCCCGCTCTCTATCGGGGGCCATCATAGCTTCTAACTTGTTAAATACATCTGTCTCTCGGGTTGCGAGGTCTTGTGTACCGGCGGTAAGGAACTGATTTGAAGCGGCGAAGGCGGAATCTTGTCCAGTCTGTAGTGCATCGGTCAGCGACATAGTGGTATTCGCGTTTCCTGAGGCGTCCAGGGCTGTTGCTACATTTCCCATGTTAGAGGTAAGCGCAAAAGGCTTAAACTTAGACTGAGCTGTTGTCTTATCTGATAAAGTGTTAGCCAGTGTTACTGCTTCGGTTCCAACCGCTTTAGCATCTGAAATGCCCTTATCAAAGCCGTAGAAGGAGCCGGCGGCTTGCGTTAGGTTTCCCAACAGACCGCCAATATCTAAGTTACCGTGAAATGACATTATAGTACCCGTCCCATAGTTGCTTGTAGTTCAAACTGCTGAATCGAAAAAGACTCGCCGTTGATTATAGTAGTCATACCTGCTGTAAGTACCCTTCCGCTTCCTCCGGCGGGTGCTGACTTTGCTAACAAGGCTATGGAGTCAGAGTATTCAGATATGTTATACTCTCCTATTCCATACTCGGCTATGTTGTTTACAGGTATCTCTATCGTTCGTTTAGTGTAGCTTGTCCTGTAGTCCCACGCCCACTTAACTACTGGGCTATAACCACTACCATTGTCAATTGTAACTTGGATGTCTTTTAGAAACTTCAGTGTTCCAGGGTTAGAGAAGCTCATCGGATGTGTTAACCAATCCATTGTGTAGGAGTTAGCTGCCCTGTCCAGGTATCCGCCGTAGGCTTCTATACCTCCTGACGTTCCTATGTAGAATAAACCCGCGTCTGTACGTAAGAACGAGTAGGGTGTTAGGCCATCCCACGTAGTTATGCGCATAGAACCGTCTGCTAGGCGGTATCTTACGTCGAATACGTAACTAACTGCGCTGGACGGGAAGCTAAGGATGTAAAAACCCCTGTCTTCATTATACAGGCTTCGTATGTTTCCTGTCTCTACGGAGTATACACTCTTTAGATCGTCGTTAGTGTTCTTGCTTGCGTCACCGATTGGGGCAGACTTCTCTTGTATAGTCCTGCCTAGTGTCCGCAGCCCTGAGGCGGAGAGAAACAAGATGTCCTGTCCAGTAGACTGAACTGAGTCACGGGCTACACAGCCTATGTTCTCAATAACGTCATGTAGTATCATTGTGGCTGGTGTGTCAGCGCCGCTGAAGATCAGAACGTTACGCTTACCAAATACGATGAGGTTGTTGTTGTGCTCAATTAGTGCAGTGACTTCATCATAACCAGTAGGCCAGAACTTACGTAGGTTGATACTGCCTGAGCTGCCACCTGTCCACTGTAGGCCCAGGAGCAGGTCGCACCAGGTGATAGTAGACTTGTCAGCCACTGTAGCGGCTACGAAGAGTCTACCAAAGGCAGCTAGAGCTACGTCGCCTGCAGGTACAGCGCCTGTGTACGTGCTTTCGTCCTGTACTCTTGTGATAGCTCCGCTGGGGGTGTAGACCAGGGGGTCGTGTCCAGATTGGAAGAAGTAGTGCTTGTTGTTGAGCGTGGCGGCTGTCCAGTTGTTAGCCGTAACTGTCGTAGCGCCTGGCGTGGCATCGACCAGCGTGGTAGTCCCCTTGAATAGGAGGTTGTTGCCGGCGGAGAACTGCACCGTAGCACCGTCCTCCTGTAAGAACTCGCTCATAAACTCTATGCCGGTAGATGAGCCCAACACAGATGCACCGTTAGTACTGACCAGTGTAGTTCCCTTGCGCGCTGCTATACGTCCCTTACGGTCGATTACACAGTTAGTAGCATCAGCAGCAAACCGGATGTCCATATCTAATGGACTGTCCTGAGTGTTTAAGCCCCAGAATCCTGGAGACGCCAGTACGATTGTTTCTAACTTCGACATTATCTATTCCAGTTAGTAAGATGTACGTTGTCACCTGCGACTTCCCAGACAGTGCTTGCTGGACGCTTCTCTGCGTCTGCCATGATAGCGTTGGCTATGTATGTCTCGGCTAGACTGTGTTGGTTCCTTCCGCTAGAGCCGCCTGTACTGCCTCTCTCGTCCAGGGCCAGGGCATAAGCCATCTGTACCACTGGCTGTGAGGGGATAACCAGCACGTCTGCATCTGCTGTGAGTGTAACGTCACTCTTGTCTATGTAAGCATATAGCGTGTAGATACCTGCCGGCTTAACTCTGAGTTTAATTTGTGGGTCCAGGTCAGCAGCGGGAGCGACGTAGGCGTAGTGAGTAGGTATGCCGTTAGCAGGTGAACTGATATTTTCTTCTTGTCTGATGTAATCGATAGGCCACTCTATTAAGGTATTGTTGTTAGTGCTGTCAAACAACTGAGTTAATGTACCGCCCGAGCCGGCACCGTCTAGTGCGTAAGTGTCGTTACCAGACGAAGTAGTGATAGTGATCTTCTCTTCAAGGCTTAACCAGTCCCAGCGCTCCGACACATACTGACGCGCATCATTGATGAAGTCACCAATTAGTGTGCTATAATTTGTTTCATTGTAGGTAGATACTTCCGTCTCTCTAAGTCTACGCATTACCTGATTTATCGCTTGTAGGTATGTCATACTCTGAATAGCCTTTTTAATAATTTGGGCGTGTTGTCGCTAAAGTCGGGGAACATAGAAGCTGTTAGTCCCGCGCCGAGTAAATCACCGAGGCCTGTGCCGGCGGTTCCTGCAGTTCCCTGAGCCCCGGTCTCGCCTTGACCGCCCTGAGAACCAGTAGCTCCAGTTCCTCCGGTAGCTCCGGC